CTGGTTGTAATTTCTTTATTCTTGGTAGTAGTAAGTCTGAGCAGTAAGGTGCTCTGCCGTTACCGTGAATCCAAAAATTGAGTGTTGTTCCGTCTGCTAGTTTTAGTCCTGGTGGTATTGGTTGCCCTACGTAGTTGTGTGCGTTGTAGTGTATTTCGTACTCGTCAGAGAGTCCGTTTAGTATTTTGACGCTCATGTTCGAGTATCCAGTTGTAGTCATAGGACTGTCGCTTAACCACATGAGTACTGGTTTCTTATTCATTGTTTTTCCTCTTCCCCCTCTGGGCGGTGAAATTTAACTTGTGAAAAAAACTGTTTAATTTGTTTCGTCAGATTAGGATATAACCCTTTTTTGAGATTGTTGACTATACAATCCAAGTATAAGAAATGGTTGTATAATTGATTGGTTGACGTTTCACCAACTTCGTTATACATGTTATATAATTGGGTTTGGAATTTGTCAGAAGTATATATTAGTGATATTGTCATACCACTTTCTTTTGAAATATGTTGTAATAATTGGTTTAATTTATGAAGATCTTTGTTTAATTCTTCTTGATTCATGGTTTTGCTCCGCTCATCAAGATAATGGCGTTGTTTGCTTTGTGTGGAGTGAAATACACTCCTATGAACTCTTTACTAATATGCTTAGGTATTGTTATACCGTAGGAGTCTCCTGTTCTATTGTTAGAAGTTAGTTTTCTTAGTTTGTGGCTTTTTGCGCTTTTTGCTATGTTTGTTTTTGTTAATCCCTCTTCCATACTCTGATTATATAATCACTAAGTATAAAAGGGTGTCGCCACTACTAAATAATAGTGACGAACAACACTAATATTATTACTTATCAGCAGGAAGATAATCCTTAAGCTTAGTATGCCTAACAAGATACTTCCAACCATTCTCAATAACAGCAGCACCAAGAACAGCAAAACTAGTAGACTCCAAAGAACCAATAGACTGACCAGTAAAAGTACTAACAGCACCAAGAACACCACCAAGAATCATAACAGGAGCAGCCTTCTTAAAACAAAAACTCTCCTTAGCATGAGTCTTAATCCACATAGAGTAAGCATAAGCAACTCCACCAACAACACCCATAACACCAGCACCAAGTACCGTAAATAATTCAACCATAACTTCTAACCTCCAAAAACACCTGTCATCACATAAGTCAAAGAACCACCAACAACAATAGCAGCAATCCATTGAGCCAACCTATTAGTGACAGACTGGTTACTAAGTAATTTATCGTGCTCTCCAACACGAGATTTCAGCACTGCTAGATCGTCACTAACACTACCAGTCTTAAAACGGTACTTCGTATTCTCACGAACCTGACCATTCAACTCTTTAAGAGAATCCCTAATTTCATCAAGTCTAATACCTTGATTATCAAGCTTCTCATTTAAAACATTCATTGTAATTTTCATCCGTCAACCCTCACTATACTAAATTTCTTAACAGCTTTAATCACTTCAGGACTAGTACTGCTATCAAAATCATAAAAAGCACTCTTATCATTAAAAGAGAACCACACTTTAGTTATACCACAACCGCTAGCGTCACCACCATTTCTAGCGCTTTCATGAGTAGGGAACCTACGAACATAAGTATGATTGTGAGGACCATAAGTAGAATTAATGTGGTGCCATTTATGAGTTTTTAAAGAATAAACATAAACTGTACTGTGACCAAAACCGCCACTAGTATGACCACAAACTACTCTAACTCTCCAACTAGGAACACCAGCAGCCAAGTAATAACTAACTTGAAAATGAGACCACGAATCACAATCAAATCCTTTACGAAAATCTCTTGCTCTCATCTCGAATGGGAACTCGAATACTTCAGGAGCTCTCCAAACAGCCTCATCACTAGTGTACTTGTAATATAACTTGAATATTTTCTTGTAAATCTTAGGAATTAGAGTCTCAGCATCCTCGATAGTATCTAATAATTTCCACTTCTCAAGATCTAATCTTATGAAAGGATCAGTAGGAGTGAGAAATACTGTAACTGGACTTCCTATAAGAACCTTACTGAAAGGAAGACTCCTTCCTTTAAACTCTACAATAGCTCTAGGGTATTTAGTATTCCAGTAATCCTCCATAGTAGAACTAACTCTATAATCACTAAGATCCTTATTAACCAACTTAACCTCTTCAGTAGCCTTAACAAGCTCTTTCTCTAAAGAAACATAATCACTAACACTAGACTTCAAAGACTTATTAAGATCTCTAACCCTAATCTTCAAACTACTTATTTCAGAGTCATGACTAGAACAATCACTAAAACCAAAAAGTTTCTTAACAAAATCCCTAAAACTATTATACATCACTTATCTCCTAACTCAATCTTAACAATGAAACCAGAAAGATTCAAATACAAAACATTATCATGATGTATTAAGTTATTAACAAAAGTATTATCACTAACAAAACTAGGACTCTTAACAGTAACTATCTTAGTGAAAACTTTAGAACCATCATACTTTAACAAAGTAACTTGACTATCAGTACCAGTACTAACAGCATACACATTACCATTAGTAGCAATAACAGGATTAGTCAACGAACTAGCTCCACCAACAGTAGCAATTGTATTAACAGTATTAGTACTATTAACATACTCTTGCAAAACCATACTATCACCATCAGTCCAGTAAACAACATCAGTACCACTAGAAACAGCCTTAGCCATATTAACACTAAGATTATCAGCAGTATCAGTCCAGTTAACACCACCATCAGTAGTTTTCCAAATATTCTGACTATTATCACACAAGTAACCAACAGACGAACTAGACATAGTAACCCCATGAGTTATTACACCAGGACCGCTAATTTGAGCCCAAGTACTACCAGTATCATGAGAGTACCATCCAAAACCAGGACCTCCATTAGCATTACCAGTCATAATACCCACACTACCATTAAGAGCCATATCTCTAACACCAGCAGTACCATAACTACCAGCATCAACAGCAGCATCAAACCAAGGACTTCCATTAGTAAGAGTATACTTTAAACCAGTATTACCACCAGTCTTCTGACTTATACCACCACTACCATTAGCAACAGCTAAAGCAGCTTCGTCATAATAACCCTGACTAACCCAAGAACCACCGCTATCAGTAGTTAACTCATTTCTAGTTTGCCATATACTACCTGAAGTTCCAAAAGCAATCAATCCTCTCTGCACCGTACTGCCTTCATTTTGTATTACTTCATACCATGGCTCTGTAGCTGCCTTAGTAATAGTCTCAGACTGATCACTGCCAGTAAGTATATCTCCGTCGGCCCAGTCAGTGTTTCCAAAAATTTTTAATCTTACTGTCATAATATAATCATTCTCCTTCTAAAATATGTTAATAGTAATCTCCAATTGCAATTCATTTGTACCGTCAAACGTGACAGCATCAAATCCTTCACGTAACCATAAGTTATTACCGCCGGCAGTACTTCCTGCTGCGAAACCAAACTCGGTAAGACCAAGACCACTCATCTCAACAGAGTTATAATCATGTGTCCATACTGTTTCAGCAGCAGTGCTTATGTCTCTAGTACTCCAAATCCTTCTAGGACTCAAACCACTCTCGTTGATTAGGCTTCCTAGAGTTGGTAGTTCAGCTCCAGATCCATCACCTATGCAACTCCATTGAGGAATGTTACCGCTTCCAGCCATTAATAGACTAAGCCCTGAGCGACCATAATTTGTAATTACCATTTTAAAATACTCCGCTTCTCACTGTAGTGAGAGCTCCTCTCCTGTCTCCTAATGGAGTTGGTACGTAATCCAGTGTCCACCAATAAAGTTGAGGACTTCTTGTAATCCATTCCGCATCGATTCGTACTTGTAGGCTTACTCCGCTCAAACCTACTATACCGCTCAACGTTACAGGACTCGAACCTAAACTCTGGCTTCCAAGAACTAAAGCTTGGCTGTTGTAATCGAAAACGTGAGCTAGTATAGTGCTGTCTGCTGGTTCTGCACCGCTCAGAGTTAGAGTTAACCAACTGTTTGTATCGCTCGTACTTCCTGGTTGGTATTGAAGTTTTGGACTTCTCCACTGACCATGAACGAAAGCGGAACCCCCTCCGAAATTGAAAGGCATCAGTCACTACCCCACACCCTCTTTAGTATCATGAGTCGTCTACCTCGTTGAATTGGTAATTTCCTGTTACGAAACCTTGACTAGGTGAAGAGTAATTCATGTATAACCATATTAGTCCTGCCCCATCTAATGGTATTCCACTAAGTATTGTAGTAACAGTGCTGTTTAGTGCTCTGCAATTACTTCTTGTTGTACTGTTAGAACATAATGTTATGTTGGATGGTGGGTTGTTAGCTATTGCTAGGGTTATGTTTACTGTTACACAACCGTGACTTCCTCTAATTATGTTGAAAGCTCCGTTACTTCCTGTTTGCCCTGCTGGCTGAACCATAGTGCTGTTAGCTGCTGCTGGGTTAAAGTTAAGGTTAGCTACTCTATTGCTTAATGCGTAGGTAACATTAGGAGCGCAAGATATTGGAGCTACTCCTGGAATACCCCCTAGTATTAATGGAACATCACTAAACACAGGTGGTATTGTCGGATTATTTAGTACTAAACCAATGTTACCAAATGACGGTGGATTGTAGGCAGCGCTAGCAGAGTAAGAAAGTAATAAAATAGATAATACCATCGCTATCCCTATCATTAAGTGTCTGTATCTTAAACCACTATTCTTATTCATTGAACTACAATGTGCGGGCTTGCCGCTCCTCCATTACTAGCGTTGTTAGCATCAAAACTCATTGCTGTTACGTTACGCTTAATGAACTCGAACAAGTCTATAGTCCAATTACCAGTAGTATTACTTTGATTGTGTCCTAATATCCTATAAGGAAATCTTTGATCAATTAATAACACACTAGCGTTACTTACTGGTCCGCTAACAGTCTCATTATTTATCACGTATCCTGAAAATCTAAACCTCATAAAACTGTTAAGAGGACCGCTGCTAGACACTCCAGTACTATTCTCATCAAAAGTAGCACTACGACAACTAACACTTAGGTTATCTTGTCCAGCTCCTTGAGTCTCATTATCAGATAAGTGACATAAGTGAGGACCCGAACTCCCTCCTCCTAAACTACAATTTCTTGAGCTAGTTAGTTGAGTCCAGTTAAGGCTAACATTAATCCCTATACGACACCAAGCAGGAACATTAGTTGAGAAGTTTATTGCTGCTTTAGCTACAGTATTATTACACTGAGTTGTTTTACTAGAATCTCTCCAAGCAAGACACTCTCCAGTGGTAGAGTTTAATAGCATGAAATCACTAACCGATGGAGCAATTGTAGGAACGTCTCCAATCATGTAAGAAAGATTAGCTAAGAATAACTCAGTACCACTAGTGCCACCGTTGCTGTTCTGTATGCTAAACTTGAAATTTACAGGGTCAAGGAAAGTGGCTGCTGATAATCCAACACTTATTTTTGTTTCGTTGTTTACTTTGAACTCTACAGTTAGGTTTGTTGCGTTGAGTATCATTCTATACTCTTCAAACACAGTGGTGCTTAGAGTGTAATCTGCTCTGCTAGCTAGTTCTGTTTGAGAATTATTAGAGTGAGAATATAACTTAATATTTGATCCTCCATCTCGGTGAACAGTGAACGATGAACCAGCAAAGTGTGCGAAAGTTCCTGCACTCATTGATCCATTACCTACTACTACTAGATTTATTCTGTTAGTTTGAGCAACTCCTGCCTTAGCATACCATTTAGCAACTATACTTCCATCAACTAATTGAACCAACTGAGGAGTAGTTATAGCATCTAAAGCGTAGAACCCGCTGTCTTGATTTGAACAATCAGCACTACCTTCAATAAAGTACTGACCGCTACTTATTGAGTAACCACAAGGAGCTATTTCAGACCATAATGTAGTATCTTTAGGAGTTGAAAGATTACTTACTAAGACATAATCTTCTGCACTAGCTATAGAACACAGCATTAAAATCCCTATAAGTAAAAATATTATTCTTGTATTATGATTTGACATCCTTTCCTCCTTTGAGAATCACTATATGATTTGTATTCTGCTATTCTTTTCTCTTTAGTTGAGAACTCTCCATCTTCCTTTACAGTGAAGTAAGTGTAATTAAGAACTCTAGTTTTTGTTTTTGAAGTAATGCAAGACTTGTTTGTTGGCTCGTCATCACACTTTAGTGTTGAGTCTATTCTTGTATAAAACGTTTCGTTCGCACAGTTAGCTCCATCCCATAAAGGATCGTTCTCGACTCCTAAACTTTCATTACCTAAAGTCCACTTCACTATATCAAAAGGACTTTCTTTATAACCTTTAACTAGTACTTCGTAAGTAGTACCGCTGTTGAATCTGAAAGAATAAGTTCCTTTACCACCGCAACCAGTTTCAGTGCAAGAACTTGTTATGTCATACCATTCAGTACTTCCTTTCTCTCTAAAATATTGATCACTAGAATGTAATTTCTTGTTAGTGGTGAAACCCCATGACTCGCTAGGGTATATGAAGAAGTCTTCATAGACTGGCATATCACACTGAGCAATGCAAGGATCTAAACTGTTACCTGCACAACGAGTATCTCCAGTGCAGTTTTCTAGTCCTATTAGTCCTTGACTTAGTAACATTACTAATAGTAAGCTACCTAGTGCAGCACCGCTGGTTACTCCACCCGCTGTTTTACCAGGGTTTTTTGTAACCCATTTATTTACTGTGCTTTCTTTGAATCTTCTTGCCATTATTATATTGCTCCAAATACTAAACCGTTGTTAGTGTGATCTACGTTTGTATCGCTAGTACCTTTGTCTAGCATTATCTTACTATTATAATTATGCATACTTCCAAGCGTAGTAATTCCTAGAATGAAACTACTCTCAACAAGTCTTGTTTTAACTTTCCACATAACGTTACCTGCACTTACGCTTCCTATACCGAAGCTTCCTGTACTTATTTGTAATCTACTTATGATTCCTGTTGTGTCAATTTCTGCTGCTTGTAATCTTTTAACGTCAGTTAACATTTCAGCTAGTACATCTGTTAGGTTGCTTATTCTTTCACTTACTCTAACAGTTATTACTGTGTCGTTCTCAACATTCTTAGTCGTGAAATCGTAACGAACTTCTAGAATCTCGTAAGTTTGTAACACTACGTTTTGTGATGGTATGTTTACTATAACAGTATTCCCTGGGGTGAGGCTGCTTATTCCTTGTAAGTTAAGTGTTCCTTCTACCTTAGGTTCTTTATTTAGTAATACTTGGTTTTTAGCTACGTCTCTAGCTGTTCTTGCATCTTCAATGTTATCGTCGATAATTACTTTTGTTCTCATATCATAAGTCGCTATGCTTGTCGCGTCGTCAGCAAACTTTATTATTGGTCTTGTCGTTTGATAATCACAAGTAATAACGCTACCTGATGGCGGTAGACTGTCGTAACCTATAGCTTGACCGCTAGTGAATACGAATTGTTTGTTAAAGAAATCAACTAAGTAATTAACACCACTTACTTGACTGTTGCTTACGTTAAGTATTCCTCCAACTTGTTCTATTCCACTAGCTATTACTTGTGTGTTGTGAGGCTCGTTAGATAATGTGAATACACTACCTGTACCGTCGCTAGTGAATGATTCTTGAGGTGCCTTAACAAGTTGTCTCTTACCATAAACAAACACACGATTGAATACGCTGTCTACATCGCTTTTGAATTGTGATTTAATTACGTTAGTACTGTCTAAAGTTACTCCGCTACTTACGCTGCTTTTTTGTTCGAAGTGAAAGTCTTTGTTAGCGTCAACGTAGAAGTAGAAGTTCTTGCTTAATTCTGCTAATTGTTTTAGCGCCTCGAATAGTGTTGTTTGCTTGAACTGTATTCTGTCTAGTGTGATTCCTGTTACGTTAATGTTGTTACGAGTTATTGCTGTGCTTGCGTACTTAGTTAGTATGTCGTCAACTATGACGCTTATTTCAGTGTTAGTATACACCTCAGGGGTGATGCTTGTTCTTTGTAATAAACTGGTGTAGTCTCTAACCATTAATGTTATTTCGTCGTTAGCTCCTTTGCCTCGATGTGTTATTTGAGTTAGTATACCTGTGAATATTAGTGTTGTTGGAGGCTCGCTTGTGTCTGCTAGTAGTTGTACTTGGTCTCCTTCTGTGAAGTCGTTGTTGTGTCTTCCGTTAGTGTTAGGTATTTGAGCGTTCAATCGGCAACTACTGTTGTTGTCTCCTATACTCTTTACTAATTGTATTTTAGTTTGGTCACGGAACTCAACTCCAGCAACTTTAAGTATAGTTTGAATAGTCATATTAAACTCCAGAGAGATCCCCTAAAGTCTCACGTAACGCAACTGCTATAGCATCAGCATCAACACCACTAACATTATCAATATTAACAGTAATGCCACCACCACCACCTAAACTAGCAGGATCCTTAACACCAATAATAGTATCATTAGGACTAAAACTAGTAGGAGCCTGACCAGGTCTTTGAACAAAATCTTGCTCAGGCTGTTTAGCACCAGCACCAGGAGTAAAACCAGTACTCGCACCAATAAGTCCTTTAATAGCAAAAGCAACTCTAGCACCAAAACCAAGAGCAGTAACAATACCTTGAAGCTTCTCACTCTCCTTACCAAGATCAGTTATAGCGACCTTCAAATCCTTAACCTTCTTTATCTCTTCCTTCCACTTAGTAATCTCAGCATCACGATGAGCTATTATTTCAGCACTAGTCTTAGCCTGCTTCTTAACCTGCTCCACAAGAACCAAACCTTTCTTAGCCTCAGTATCCCTAAAATTATCAAATTCTATTTTCTTCTGTAAACGTAAAGTATCAAAAGAAGTTCTTAACTCATCAACCTTAATTTTCTGAGCAGCAATAAGTTCAGACATAGCAGTCTGGTGCATTTCATCTTCAGCATTAGTTGCTATACCTGCTTCTTTCTGTTCAGCTATTTTGTTTCTTAAAAATAATGTTTCTTCATCTATCTTATTACGAGCCTCAGCAAGTTCAACATCTTTTTCAGCCTCTCCAGAAATAAGAGCGCTAGGTACTAAGCCAAGTATTGAAGACCTAAAAGCATCACTTGCTTTCTGAGCCTTAAACAAAGCGTCTTCAGTACCAACAAGTGTAGAAGCTAACTCTACTTGATCTGCAATAACGTGTTGTGGAATAGCAGCTCCAGTCCACATAGCAATGAAACTTTCTCTCATTTGCTCGTTCTCATCAATAACAGTGCCAGCAGTATTACCAACAGTTAACTTAAACTCCTCCCAAGAAGTTTGTAATTTAGCAATCTTCTCAGCAGTAGTCTCCTCAAGAAGATCCATAGCAGCTACTAAAGCCTGGTTTCTAGAAATTATCTGATCCTCTATTGCTTGAGTAAGAGTCATTCCAGACTGTGCAACTTTCTTCTGAGCTTCTTCAAGATCTATGATAATTCCTAAATTGTCAAGTATTAATTTACTGTTACGACCAATTCCTATGCTTATGTCATTGAAAGCTTGAGTAGCTGTGATACCCATTATTTTAGCTCTGGCAGTAGCGATCTTCATCAATTCAGGAAGATTACTCTTAGTTAGTCCTAAAGCCATTGCTCTGTTTGCAGCAGCTAGAGTGTCAACAGTACCTACCATTCCATTACTAGCTTTTTTAAGATCTTGTAATAATTGGTCAGCTCCTTTACCGACAACAAGATTGAAGGATTGCATTGCTTGTTCTCCTTTAATAAAAGCAGCAAATGAATCTTTACCAAACTGTATTAGTGCAGTAGTAGCTACAGCAGCAGCGTTAGCGATACCAAAACCTAGTGCTGATTCAGCAACGTTTTGTAAGTCAATAAAGCTTTTAGATCCTTCCTTCTTAGTATTCTTTGTTTGCTTTTGCAAACCTTTAAGGTCTTTCTGTGTCTTAGCTAAAGCTTTGGTGAACTTCTTATTGTCCGCTGTGATAATTATTTTAAGCTCGTCTACAGTAACCATATTAACGACGTCCTTTTCTTGACTTTCTTTGTTGTCTTTTCATTATGTTTTCTTTCTTTTTTTGTTGATTATTCCATGAATTTAGTAGTTCTTGAATTTCTCGGTAAGGCATTAAATCTACTTCTTGTGGTTTCCACCCGAAGGTTTGAGCGCACCATAGTTTTATTTCCCACTCCCATCTTCTTTTTTTTTAAGTTCAACGTCGGCAGCAGTCTTTATATCTACTTTATCTATTTTTATTAGTTCAGCAAAAGCGTCTAGTATTATAGTTCCTGATTTTGAGCTAATTAGTTCTAGCTTGTTGAAGTCTTCTTCGTTCATCATTTCTTTGAATAATTCTAGTTCGCTATAATCTCCTATTTTACGTAATCTTATTTGTGCAGCGAAGCTTAGTTCTTTCAAGTTTAGTGTTTGACCGTCTACTTCTATTGTTTTAGTTTTTAGTGCCATAATAATGAAACCTAAAGGGAGAACATGACTCCTCCCTTCAGGAAAAAAGAGGTGATTTTAATTTATCACCATGGGTTATACAATTGTATAAGGTCGTTAACTACAACTGTTGCAGTCTTAGGCATTATAGTAATTGTTTGTTCTTCAACACCATCTCTGGTTGTTGGAGCGTCCATTTCAGTGATTCTACAACCGCTAAAACTCATTAAGCAATCACGACTACCTGCTCCTGCATCTGCTGCAGTAACTTCGAATAGTACGTTGAAAGTGCTTCCTCCTCTGAAGTACTCGTCATACAATGTTTTAGTTCTCTCACTAGACGCATCAAGAGTTAAGTCAAGTTGGTAGTCTCTGTTAGTAGGTATAGGAGTTCCTATATCTCTACTACCGTTAAGGTAGTGTGGTCTTACAAGATTATTACCAGCAGACAAGCTAACGCTTTTTATCTCGTCATAAACTGTTCCACTAGGTATGTGAACAAGAATATCACTCCATAAGAAAGGTCTTAGTGTAGCTGCTGTTACAGCAGTGCTTGTTCCGCTGCTATAGTTTACGCTTTGAGCTACATAAGTTAATTCTACTGTTGCTATTTCTCCTTCAGCACAACTAAAAGTCCAATTATCTACGTTGCAACCTACTGCTGTTCTTACGAATTCAAAACCGTCTCCTCCAGCGCTAGACTGACTGTCTTCAATAGTGAAGCTTGCGAATGGGTTTTGTGTTCCGCTAGTATAAGCGTAACTGTTATCGTTATTTGTTGCTGTGAATGTGTGAATGTATGGGCTTGGGCTTCCACTGTCTACTGTGCTTCCTAGTGTTAGTCCTAAGAATTTCCAGTCTTGTGGGTGGAATGTTGCTGTTCCTTCGTGGTCTCTTGCTCCGTCTACGAAGATGTCTATGTCTCTGTCTGCTGCTCCTAAGTATCTTAGGTTGTTTACGTTCTCAGTTGTTGCTATGTTGCTTTCTGTTACTAGTCCAATCCAGTGTCCTGTACCGCTTGTTGCAGCATAGGTACCTGATTCATATTGAAATAGTGTTTTTCCTTGGTCTCCTACAAATCTTGCCATAATATTTTAATCTCCTATAATGTTATTTTTATGTTCCTAGGATGTACTTATACTCCACCGTGATAACTCTACTCTTTGGAGTGTTCTGTCCATCCTCATCTACATTAACCGCGCTAGTAATACCAAAATCAATTAGTGATGCTTTAACTGTTCCATCACTATCGAACTCAATACCTCTAAGGTGGTTCATTACTTCCTGTGTTAGGAAGTCTTTTTCTTTCTGGTTTCTTGCCCATACTCTTATTTCGATGGGGATTCTTACCATTAATAATTCTGATTGCATGCCTAGCTTTTGGCTGTCTATGTTTGTGTTTTGTACGGTGACTATTGGGTACTTGACTAAGCGTTGTGGGTATCCTGTCATGACGAATTTCTCGCCAGCAGATCTGCTACTGCTTATTGGGTCTGTGATGTTAGAAGATAGAGTGTCTCGTAATTGTATGACTGTGTCGCTGATGAATGTAACTGTGTTTATAGTGCTTATCGCCATTGGTTTTTGTCTCGCTTGACTACTCTAAGGACTCATCGCTTTGAGTCTTATAGTATTGTATGTAAAGGTATTATTTAAACCACAGTACAGATTATATAATCACCTGAATATCTTGGCTAACTGATCAATAAAGAAATTCTCTAACTTCTTACGGTTGCGCTTAAAACTATTACCAAAATGGTGACGAGCACTACGATTGCTAGAACCAAACTCAAGTATAGGACCATACTTAACATTACTACTAACTACTGCTTGTGATTTTGTAGAACTACTACTAACACTAGACCTGAAACGACCTGTATCAACACTCATAGGTTCAGCTCTTTGACCACTAATACTAGACTTCACCTCTCCCTCAAGGAATAGTCCTGCTTGTGAGAATGCTTTTTGTGAAGCTTTACTAGAGTTATTGTTTGCTCTTCGTAATTTTCTTAGTAATTCGTTAGCTCCTCTTAATTCTATAGTGAAGCTTTTAGCCATTACTCACCAATAAGCGATCCAGTAGTTAAACGACGAATATACACTTTCTTCACTACAGGAACACCATCCAAGTCCCACTGGTGAACACCTTTAGGCACTAGAGAGTACTCAGTAAAACCAGTAATAGGACTACCAATACCAACACGCCAAGTACCAGAAGTCTGAATCGATCCAGCCATATACAAAGCTAAGTCAGCACTATCAAGCAGTCCTTGTTGTACAAGAACAGCATCATTACTACCCTGAGCAGTCTCAATAGGAGCTGTTAAACCACTAACATAAAAATCAGTACCTGACTGCGCATAAGAAACATCACCATCATAAGAAGTGCCAGAATAAGTTATAGTAAAATACCTGAAACGAACTTGAGTGCCGTTGCTAAGAATCTGCTTCAAATCCTTACCCATGCCCTCGCCTAAACCCATAAACTAAAGCCTCTCGATTAATTCTTTAAACAATTCCTCAGCAAGTTCATCACGAGAATTATCCTTACTATGAAGACCATTCTTTAAAGCAAACTTACGCAACTCTTTAAGACTCATACTCATTAAAAAATCAATAGTCACACTAGGAATTTTAGGAACAACAACCGGTTCTCTGAGCTCTCCGCTAACCATCTTATAAGAACCAGACTCAATAAGAGCACCAGCATCTTTACTGCTAACTTCATATAACCCTTTGACCGCATGCTTACCTATATACTCAATAATTACTTTATCCATACTAACCTAACACCCTTTTAAATCTTATAACGCTTCCCAATCTTTTAAGCTTAAGCATTCCACTCTTATGAAACGACTGACTAGCTGTAAGAACATTACTCCCCTCTCCCTTTTTTATGCTTAGTGGACCTAAGCTAGCGCTGTTATAATCTCCACCTTGTAATTGCATATTAGCAAGAAGCTCAGCAGTAGACAAATCAACTAGAGCAGGCTGGTACTTCTCAGCAATAGCAACACTACCAATAGTGAAACCACCATACTCTTCCATAAACAACCTTTGCTCATCAACAATCTGAATAAGTTCAGCACCGCTAATCGATGTAGGTATGTCATCTACTCTATTCTGAATCCTCGTCGCTATAGATCCCAGCGAAGCCACGACCATTTTATCTGTACCTTACCGTAACTTCAAAAGGAGCAGCACCACTAAGTATAGCCTTAGTATTCAACACTATGTGTTCATTACTCACGTACTTATCAGGTCTAGCTCCAGCAGCAACACTAATAGATCCAGTACTTAACTGAGTAAGTACTCTAGGATAAAAATGCTGAGTAGTAGCACCACTAGCAGCATCAGTACGCCAAAACTCAGTACCATTACTAGTAGTTAAAAAAGCACTACCAACACCTTGACTTCCATAAATTAAATCAACCTCTAAGATCTCCCCGTTAACAGGCTGAGAACTCACGAAACTACCAGTACTAGAAGCACTGATGGTCTCACTAAATCTATATTCTTTAATACGATTACTTCGAACCATTATTTATTCCTCCATACATTATAATTTGGGCCGGTAGCTTTTAGGAAACCGGCACTTGAATTTATTACACCATCGTTACTCTCTTTAACGATTACTAATTTTGCTCCTTTCCAGAACAACCATCCTCCGCGAAATGCGTGACTGAAAGTAGTTTGTGGTTGAACGCTAGCTATAATCACTTGACGTTCACCATCAGTAGCTATAACAGTAGCCATTCCATCACTCAAGTTACTTACTAAAAGATCAACTAAGATAAAGTCAGAACGAATAAGCTCAACACTACCCTCAAAAGTAGATTGAACCATACGAACACTAGTCCTAGATAATAGTATATCGTTACTCATGATGAAATGTAATACCCCGCAATAGTCATACTAATATTATTATCATTAGTCTTAGCATTAACAAAACGACCAACAGTACTAACAATAAAATTAAGACCAGTAAGTATCTTACTAGTATTCTTAAGCATCTCAAACTGAATTATAGTCTTACTAACAGTAGCTATGTCTGCGTCTTCAGCTTCATAAACAATAACCGTAGCTCCATTAGCTCCAACGCCCTTGTCAGCATCAGCAATAATATCAGTAATCACAAACAAATCACTATTAATAGGTTCAAAAAACGTGTAACCTTGATTATTAACAGCTAATCTAGTGAACACAGGAGTGCTATAACTAAGAGGAGCAGTAACTAACTGACCATTACTAGTAACAATAGCTTTAGTACCCTTACCTTCTCCATCGACAATAACTCCCTTAAGACTCATTACTCTGCCTCTGCAATACTAATCACTCCAGTAAGGTTAGCAGTTCCAGTCTCAATAAGAACTCCTATAGCCTTACCTTTAGGAATAATTATGTTACTAGTAGTCGATAAATGATACAACGTATCAGCAACAGGACAATTCATAAAAAATATAGTCCCAGAACTAGTCAAACCAGTAATATTAGTTCCACTTTCTATAGTAGCGGAGGGCGTTTCATTGCTACCAAGATTTCTAACAATAGGAGTTATACTACTACCACCACTAGCTGTTCCAGTAACAGAATTAATTTGTATCTGTGTTGCTGCACTAGATGCAAAACGAAAATCAGTAATATTCAAGTTCTTACTTCCAGTATTCTTAATATACACTACGTAATCATTATTACCAGTAGGATTCAGTGCCGTGAAAGGAACACTCCATAATTTACCATTGGCTGTGTTAATATGTTTATCTTCAGTTTCAGTAATAGCAAAAGTTCTAGCTCTTCCCTCACTATCAATTTCTAGAGTGTTACCGTCTCCACGTCCGTTTTCAATTACAAATCCCATTATTCTTTAGCATCCTCCAAGTGACAAATCAGCGCAATATAACAAGGCAGAGCAGTGTTATTTTCAGGAGGTTCTATAGCTATGCCAATAGTACTTCCCTTAGGAAGAATCCCGTCAATACTAGCGGACAACCTTCCAAAATCATCTTGGAAAATAAATAAGTGATCAGTACCACCAGTCATAGTAACTCCAGTACCTCCTTTGTAAGCGTCAACATCAAGGTTTTTACTGTCTCCAAAATTCCTGTTACTATTAATATCTACTGCTGAAGCTGTACTGATTATATCCCCTCCATTAGGGTTTCTCTCTACTGTTATTCTTGCAATATCAGTGGTAGTTCCGTTAGTGCTTGTTCCTAGTCCTACTATTATTGCTGTTATGTTTAAAGGTTGATCTTCATTATTCTTCAAGTATAAGACTGGAGTTTTAGAATCGTTAGTTAATGATAGTTCTCCAGTGTTAATGTTGTAACTGTTTCCTATTTTTGTTGCTTGTAGGTCTTCGTCAATGACTACTCCGTTAACGTATAGTCTGTTATTTTCGTTAACTTTTGCTTGACTCCCTGTTCCAGTTCCGTCTTTTATTGTGTTAGCCATAGATTGTTTTTTTAGTCCTCCAGTATGTCTCTGTTTTCGACGTTTTCGTCTGTTATTTTGCTTAAGTGAATGTTAGTTTTTAGTAGTTCGTAATGAATTCCTTCTAGTAGTTCTCTTACTGTTGGGTCTGTTGTGAATAGTGAGTTTCCGTCGTCTACTCCTATGAAACTTTCTTCTCCTGTGCTTGATGTTCCTGTTAGTTTGGTGCTTGTGTCTAGGTAGAATTTTGTTCCGCTTGTTGTTATTGTAACTTCGTTTAGAATGCTTGTTTTGCTTCCTGTGTTGTATCCTTGTATTTCAGGCATTTTGTTGTTTCCTTATCCACGATAAGTATCGTGTGCTCTTCGGCGTAATTACTATCAGTTACTATTAATTGTTGTTTAATAGTAATTAACAGTAAATAATCGTTATTTATTATCGTTAAAAGATATAAAAAAAATAAAAAAAAGGTATCTCTACCTAATTATAAGTTACCAGTACCAATAGCAGTATAGCTATAGTCAAGACCAGACTGTCCAAGGAAGGTAAAACTTCCAGCAGCAGCACCAGTTACAGCACCAGGATGACTAGCAGCAGCGCCACTAACAGCCAAAGTAACATTAACTTTAGGAGCTGCAGAAAAAGCAGTTCCAAAGCTAGCCGTAACAGCAACATTACTTGCTTGAACAGTTCCTGTCTGAATACTAAGGTCAAAACTAGTAGGGCTTCCAGTACCAATGATACCTTCAGAGAAAGCCTTTACTTGTTCTAATCCGTTTCCTAGTCCATCAGCCATAACTAACTACTCGTAATCTTTGCGATGGCTTCAGCACGTAACTGACGTACTTTTAGTCTTTGAGTAACACTTACTGCACTCATGTCGTTGCTTGGAAGTTCAAAACCTTCAACGGTCATTGCTCTCTTCTCTGCGATGACGTAAGCTTGTGTGTTATCAAATACGTAACTTGAAGTTGTAGTCATACCAGCGTTTGTACTAACAAGTAATACATTCATACCGTAAAGTGTTCCTAAGAATCCTCTTTGTAGCATGTCTGTGTTACCTACTTTGTTAGCTTCAACAAAAGTATCAATATTTTGCAAGTCGTTTAGTACTTCGTTTCCAATAGCGTATGTAGTTGGAGTGTAGTCCTCATCTCTAAGGTGTTGTATTGCTCGAGTAATGTTTGCAATAGTTACAGTAGCTCCACCAGCAACGGTATTAGCTGCTTGATCAAGAGCGTCACTGATTACAAGACTGTTCTCGTTCTCAGCAAGTCTCTTACCAGCTAAACGTACGTTCATATCTAGTAAATTCCATTTAGCGTCTTCTAACATTTCACGAGTGATACGTAGACCAACAGCGAACTTAACAGGTTTCATGTTGAAACTTGTGTATTCTTCCTGATCAATAGTAATGTTAGCTCCTTCAGCCGTTTGTCTAACAGCCATGCTGTTAGGTGTTGCAAGATCAATATCAATGCTGCTTCCTGGGATATCACTAGGACCATAAAATAAAGCTGCTTCCGATCGAGGAATTAGAACTTTCTCTACTTCCTGAACAAGAGTGTCAGCAATCTTTCTAGGTATAAGTAATTGTCCCTCAGTACCTAAAGCAGTACTAAGAAGTTCTCTTACGTTTGGTAAAATAGTTGTCATAATTAGGACCTTCCGATTTGTACTAAAACAAATCCTTCACTGCCTGCGCTACAAAGACTTCTGCCGATAGCTCTACCATCAACAACACTCTCAATAACTGCATCTCCGCCGTTAACACCAACATTTCTACTAGCTTCAATAGTTCCTGCAGCCGTGATTAGGAAAATTCCTTCGGTTGCGATAGCCACTTCTAAGCCACTAGTTACAGTTGATAAAGCTACACCAGCAAAGTTAACTCCGCTAGCTCCAGCTGCTGCTTCAATATCTCCGAAAACAAAACTGTTTGCTCCGCTTGAAACAACTCCTGCTGCTCCACTAAGGAAACATAACTGACCACCAGAGATGGTGCCACGTGCCTTAGCAGTAATAATTTTAGGACAGCCAAAATCTTCTAAGAAGACTGCTCCTGCTGTATTTAGTACCATTATTGGTTCCTCCCTTTAAGTCTAGAACTACCAGCTCTAGTACTCATATCAATACTTAGAGCGTAACCCTTACCTGCTTCTGCAGTAGATAAAGTGTAACCTTCTAAGTCGTTAGTTTTAGTCTCTTCAATAGATACTTCGCTAACTGTTTTATCCTCCATTACTGGAGTTTCTGCAACTTTCTCAGCTACAGCTTTTGCTTCTTCCATACTTAACTTCTCTGCTTTAAGAGCTTCTAGCTTCATACTCTCGATCTCGAGTAGTAGTGCTTCTTTCTCAGAGCGGATAGTTTCTAGAGCGGAATTAGCTTCCTGAATTTTAATTTCTTCAGCCATTTTCTTATCCTCCGATACTTTTTCTGAAACAATACTTTCTTGTATTGCTTGTGAATTTTTGTTATTATAAGATTCCATACATGCTTTGCTGAATCCAGCGTTACTGTCTGCTGGTACAGCGACTAAGGAAAGTTCTACGAAGTCAATTCCCATTGCTTCTACTCCGCCGCCTTGCTCTTCAGTACGTTGCTTTAGTTCTGAAACCATAGCTCCTATACTTACTGCGCTTACTAGTCCTTGATCAATTTTCTCCTGCATTACAGGGTCCATTATGATTCCTTCGAACATTACTGCGTTGTTTTCTGCGCTGAAGAATGCGTTAGTTGTCTTTCCTACTATGCTTTCTACGCTGTTGATGTGATCTTTTAGTATTGGTTTGTTGGATAAACTAGCTGCTCCTTTGCTTAGTTCTTCTTTGCTATAGAATACACCGTTTCTGGTGGTTGTTTCGTTGATTGCTCTTCCTCTTATAATGAATGATGAGCTTCCGTCTTCTTTAACAGTTCTTGAACTTTCAGTTATTGGGACGCTGTAAGAAATATTGTGAATAGTATCCATACTGTATAGTATGTAAAGGTATTATTTAAACGAGAGTTCAGATTATATAATTTAATTACTTCTTTCTTTAGTTAAGTCTTTGAAAACAATACGGCGCCTTGTACGGTGAGTGCTTTTTCTATTGCCTCTTGAAGTTACTGAACTGAATCGTTGACCCATTACTCCGGCTGTAGTTCCTTGTAATTCGTTAACTACTCCTTCAAATGAGTTAGTAGGTCCTCCACCGCTTCCAGTGTAATCGCTCCATTCTCCTACTACCACTACGTCTTCGAAGTCTATTGCTTCATCGCCATTAGTGCACACGTGTAATATATCGTTATTTCCTATTGCTGAGGCGAAACGTTGATCGCATTGAGAACACCAAAACACTAGAATAACTCCAAAAGTAATTTCTTTGCTGCTCCTTTAGTAGCTTTATTGTACTTAATAGTGCAAGTTCCACAGAGTACTAGTCCGTGTAATAGTACGAATCCAGGTTCTTTATCGCACTTGGCACAAACAGGACCCTTAACAATAGTAGAATCAATCTTCATCATATACCCTCAAGATCTGTTATTGGAACAACAGTGCACCTACACATATTATGTGCTGGCGGCATAGTGCTCAAACTCTCACTAAGTATAGCGCCACTCTCTGACACATCAAAAACTACTCCATTAAGAGCTTCACAAATAGGACATGTACGATCAGACATAGTAGCAAGCCACCTATACTGAGTAACTCCACCAGTCTTGTAATTGTTCATAGCTCCTTTGTTAGCTAAACGAATAGTCTCAGTACGAGCAATATTAATGCTACGACTTCTTGCTCTTGCCGCTAGTATCTTATCACCATTAGCGTTCAATACTAGCTTACCATCTTTAGTTCTGAATAAATCACGTACTCTTGCGTCTTCTTCAATACGTCTAGCAATATCATTAATTGATCCGCCAGTACCGAACTCTTCGCTAAGTATACGTTTAAGTTTAATAATTTGTTTCTCTTGTAATCTACCAGCTAGTATCTCGTCATCAGTACTAGCCATTAAGCTTGAGAAATCGTCTTTCTCAATCTGTTGTAGTATGTCTCTTAGGTATTCTTCGTAATTGAATCCTATCCATTCTTTCAAGTCGGCAGCGCTCAACTCTTCTAAATGTGTTAGTGATTGTGTGTCTTCACACACATGAGTACTTGTTTTCTCTTCTTCCCTACTATTACTTCCAGGTACTAATGGTTGAGGTTGTTCCTCTTCCCTTTCCCTTTCTTCATCATCGTCAAGTACTTCATCAGGATCAAAACCCAACAAAGTAGCTAGCTCTCTTTCTAATGCGTGACGCATACTCATACTTAGGAACGCGTTTTGTAACAAACCAGTAACAGTAGTGATTCTAGAGTTAGTCTCAGCGTTGCTTGGCATTCCCCAATCTAACTCAACGTGAACATCCAAACCATTACCCTGAAGTACTCTGCGGAATATTTTATTCTCAATAACCTTCTCAAGCTCAACCTGAATAGAATTAATACGTCTCTCGAAAGCGTCCATCTGAACTTGAGCAAGTCCTTCAGGTATACTACCACGACCAAGAAGTACTTCTGGTACTTGGTAACCAAAAACTAGCATGTCAATATCGTGCTTTAGTAAGGTCTCAAACTTATCCCCTATGTTACCAAAATCAACAGTTGATAAAGAGACACCAGCACCTACAGCGAACTCAGTCTTATCCTTCAAAGTCTGAAGAAGATTTCCTACGCTCTCAATCTCAGCAGAACTAGCAGGAGTTCCCTCATTATCACCAAGAGTAGCAATAAGAGGAACATTAGCCTTACGCTTCATCAACACATGCAAGCTTTTCTCAGCACCAATCAATGAATCAAGAACTCTAAATGTTGGGCTTATGATACCATAACCATAAGGGTTATCTCCAGTAGTATTCAAACTAATGTGAGCTATTTGAAATGGCTTAAAACTAATCTTCTTAGTCTTAGACAACCTAGACTTACTACCTATTACTTGGTTGTACTCCTCGATCATGCCAGACTTATCGCGCTTGATAAACATATTAGTAGCGTTAATAACCTTAACACCTTGAGGTGGTTCGTTAACACTACCTCCTAATTCCATGTAACCAGTTCCTTTAATCAAAGCTTCCTTCAACCATTTTCTTACTAATGAATTGAAGTTAACGTCTTGCATCCATTGATCTATTATCGCTTTAGCTCTTTCATCATCACTCTTAGTGTGAAATCCAGGTCCTATTACGAAGTCTACGTATTTTGTTACTACTCCGCTGACTATTGGTACGTGTAAGAATAATTGTTCTGCTGCTTCTAGATCGAATGGGTGGGCTTCTCCAACATCTTTTGAGAATCCTACTTGATCGGACTTAGTTACTTCGCTTTTTAGTGATTCTAAAATGTTTAGTTTAGGTGAAGAAATAGAGTATTTAGAATTGTTATTAGTAGTAGTTTGTTGAACAGTTGTTTTCCTGTTAAGAATGTTGGAGAATATGCCCATTAGTGTTGTAGTAGTGAAGGTATTATTTAAACGATAGGACAGATTATATAATTATCCTGCTATGAAGTAACCAGCCCTACCAGCACTCCAAGTAAGATACACAAGAGCATCAACATGATTAGGAGATTTAGAAGGATCAATAATCTTAACTTTGCCACTGCTAGTATGCTCCCACCTCATACTAATCAATTCTTTTATTAGCGTAGGATCATCAGGAATACTAATCAATCCCTCATCAAACAACTTCTTCAAACGCCACATCTTCTCAGCCTTCATATTAGCAAAAAGAGTTGGCTTGCTAGACTTCTTACCATAATGGCAAGCATTAACCTTACAAGATCTTGGAGCCCCCTCATTAACCATACTAAGTACTCCAGTGCCAACACCAATAGGATCTATATTGATAACAGTAGCCAAATGTTTCTCACGCATACTAAGCAATCTACCAGCTATCTTAGTGTTCTCACTCTTTGATTCACTGAATATCTCTCGAACAAGGTAGTGTGTTTTGTAACGCCAACCCATCATAATACAAGTCCAATCAGCTCCTTTGTCAGCAGGATCGCAGCTTAGTATAACGTCGTCTTTCCTCTTGAAATCAGAGAACTTATTTATCGCTTCCTTAATCTTAGCGTAACTAATTAGTTGGTCTTCAGCTTCTTGAGGGAACTCAGAGTCATAGAGTACTGTGAACTGCATAGTAGTAAGTTCTTCACGCATTTCATCAACAAAGTCTTCAGTTATACGTCCTTCTTCAACACCAACTTGCCATGGTACGTGTATAGTGTGATAGTTTGGGTTGACCCAGTGATCGTAATACTTGTTGTTCATATTCCAGGGATTACTTAAATCAACTAGAACAGAGCTGTCCGAACTGTCTCCAAGCATCCGCGCTATCCTACTGCTTGCTTCTTCACTAATTAGCGCTGCCTCGTCTCTTATTACTAGGTCAGCTCCAAATCCCATTAGCCTGTTTGCTTCACCCTCAGCAGATAGCGTACGTAGTTCGCATCCGTTCTTGAAGGTAATACGCTTACGACTTACCTCTCTCTTCAATCTCTCTACTCCACCGCTTTTTTCGAAGTCAACAAGATCACTAAGTATCTTACTAGAAGTCATTAGTTCAGCTATGTAGTTTCTTATGATGTTTGCTTGAGCTTCCTTAGGACCAATCAAGGCTACCTTCTTCTTAGGATTTAGTAGAACATAAATGCACACTCCTAATGCTACGCATTGAGTCTTACCGTATCTAGTGTAGCAGTTGATAGCAACACGCCTATGCTCAGAGAAGGCAATAATCCTAACTATATCTTGCTGAGTAGGAGTTAGATTGCAAGCTGGATCGTTGTTAGGAAACAACCACTTGCATAGTACTTTGACATTCTTTTGTTTGAGAACTTTCTTTAGTATAGTTCTCTGCTCATCATTCATCACCATCTTTGTAAATATCTACCAGCTCATTCCATAAAGTTCCTTCAACCTTAATCTTCTTAGCAACAACATCTTTGTGGCCAAACTTCTCAAGAATCTCAGCATAAGCCTTACCCATGTCTACAAGGTTTCGACGAATACTAGACTTATTAGTTACTGAAATGTCAGGATCATCAAGGTCTTTTTGACAAATAGCAATGTTTTTCTTTAAACAGTCAGCAATATGCCAACCTGCTTTATACACATCTACGGGTCCTTTCTCTCGAATTATACGATCTTTCCAGTTGTTTAATGTTTGGTCCGGGACACCTGTCTCACGACTCATCTTTCGTAAATTCACGCCCCAGACGCCAATTCTATCTAGATCCTCTTCTAGACGGTGATAAATTTCTTTACCTTTACCTGTCTTGTAAGACCACTTCTGTTTCTTGCCTTTTATTGCACCCATTACTCTTCTATAACCTCTAGCTTAAACATTATTTTCTTACCCTCAAAACCCTTAGGCAAACGAACAACACCAACAGCTATGTTACATGATTCTGGTACGAAATACCAAGATCTAGTGCATGGTTTCATTGGTCCTTTGCCTCCGCTTGTGGTTCTGCATACGTAGTTCTGAGTGTTAATACTTGCCATAATTATTTCTTCTTTTTAGTTATCTTAACTGGTGCAACTTCTTGAGGGTTAGCTGTCAAGTAATTATCTTGCTTAGTCTGGAAAGCCAAACGATCTAATGTTTCTGCGTCGTTGTCTTTCAAAAATTTAGCTTGATTGATTAGGTTCGCCATTTCCATACCACAATGCTCACTGAGTACATCGAATGCCGCGAATGCTCTACTTGCTTTACCTGTTGGTGTGTTCTTCTTTACTCCCATGATGTCTAGTATTTCAGCTGCTTCACGAGCTGCTAGTATCCCTGGGCTATCTCTTTTTTTCCAAGGCCAGTCCATTATTGTAGCACCTTTGTTGGTGCTTCAACAAGAATGCTTAGCTTGCATCCTCTTTCTTTGCACTGCCAGTCTTCGTACTTATCGCCAACGTCTACTTGTCTTCTTGTTGCTGGATCGTACCTTAATGATTTTTTTACTCCTAAAAGT